GCAGATGCACCGCTGCCAGTTGCTTGGCCGCTTCCGCCCATGCCGGCTGGTTTGAAATATTGCCCCCAACGTTCCATGTCAAATGCTTCACCGTCCACTGACGCTTCAAACATTTCTTTCATGACCTTGAGTTCAACTTCACCTGGTTTCTTAGGCAAAAAGTCCTTCAAATTAAAGGCACCGTACTGTTTAACAGCCGCATTTTCTTCTTCACTTAGAGCACGTTCACGACGAGCCCAGTTTGAAGTAGAATAGTCAGCATAACCGCCTTTGCTGGTTTTGACAATTCGGAAATCTACGCCACGCAGAGAGTCTGTTGGCAATTCTTCCATGTCTGGATCCATCAATGCAGCCTTGATAATGTTAAAAATCTGGCTACCAATGATAAATCGACGAATTGGATTCTCAGGAAGTTTTCCATCTTCTTTGTACTGGCTGTCAACGACAAAACCTTGGAACAAGAAGCTTTTTTTCTTCCAATACTTACGACCCATGTCCTCTAAACTTGGATCCTTGAACCAAGGACGTACCTCAGAAAGGATTGGACAAGTCTCGCCCCACATTTCCATACAAGGAACTTGTACAGTAACTGGTTTTGAGTTAGTTTCACCTTTAACACCAGCAAATGGCAATTTAATCATTGCACGTTCAATCCAGAAAAAGGTGTTGTTTGGATCAGCATCAGGTAAGAAACGAACCGTTGCGGTCTGTCCTTCTGCGATATTCCAATGGGGGTAAATTGCGTTGTCTCCACCTGTCGAGCCACCGGTGTTTTGTTGAGATGTTGCTTGAAGTTTTGCTCTAATTTCTGCTAAAGTTGCCATAATGTTTCTCCTTGATAATATGCCTTTAGTTGCCTCTTCTTTCTAGCCCACTGACTAAAAAGAAAAACTGTGCATAGCGTTAACTATACACAGTTTTATTTATCCCGTCAACAAGAGATTAAAATATTTTTGCCAAATTAGTTGTCTTGGAAATAAACCCGGAATTTTTCCTTATATTCTGCTTCTTGATAAGCACTGTCAAAAATTCTATACTCATCGGGCCATAAGATTGAACAAGCGTGTGTTCCTGCGTATGGTAAATTTTTGTACTGCTTGAGAACTTCAACATTGTGTTTAAAATCTTGTCCACTGGTTTTAATAGACAGTAATTCTGGTTCAAAATATTCCGGATTTATCCACCAATCTTCAAATATCTGCGTTTGTCCTGGGTAATAATTTAAAACTTGTGGAATTACCACATCTTCAAATAGTCGTACCATGCCCATACCTTCTAAAGTGGCTCGAGACGCATCTCTAAGGTACACATCTTTGAAAGACTCGTGTTCAAACGTCATAGCTTTAAATTTTACGCCGGCTAATAAAATTCGATCTAGAGCCTGCATACTGGCGCCATCTATGTCTAAGGAGATGTAGTCAACAACTGTATCGTGGGGAACATTATTGGTTAAAAATACTGCAAATTCTGCAGAAGTTGCATCCATTTGATGAAATTTAGTTTGACGTTTTGAACTCCATTGGTCGCGGCTTTCGACGTCAACAATGTCAAAACACCAGCCTGTCCAGCCGCAGTATTTTTCTAGACTGTACGTATTATTTCCAATAATGGGATTGGCGCAGGCTAGATCAATAAATGTTCCGCCGGTTTTACCGCCAAATAGATTATAAGCAAACTCGTCTTGTTGTTCGTGAGAGAAAAATTCAATATTCATAAGTACCCTAAATGTTTAGGGTATTTACTTGACTAAGCCGGCCAGCCTACGAATTTCTTCAAACTGATTTTGAACACTGCGTTGTGCTTCCATTGCTTCACGCTGTTGCTTGATATGATCAACTAAACGTGTGGCTAATGCTTCCCCGCGTGGCCCGTACATTTTACCGCAACGAATAATGACACCTTCTTCGCCTTTGGGGAATGTCATATCTTCTGTGTTACAGAAAGACATTATAGTCTCAGCAATTTCACGTGTTGATGCATGATGTGGTTGTTCTTCTTTATTGTCCATGCTATCTTCTTGATCCATGTCGTCCCAACGCTTATCGTCGGCGTTGTCATCTGGATGTACTGGTTCGTCAGCAGGACCTTCTCTCATGCCTTCTTTACTCATATCAGGATATTTGGCCATGATAGTTGAGCCGTCTAACTTACCAGCACTTGCTGGGTAAATGGTCATAAACGGCGGGTGTACAAATGTATTTTTAGCAAGAGCATTTTTAATTACTTCTTCTGCTCGTTCACGACTTATAGGTTTTGTTCTTTGCACCATTGCTTGACCTGAACGATTATGTTGTACTATGCAGGCAACATACGCTTCGCCCTCATCTTCTTCTGCTTCCGCCACTGGAGGTTCAACAGGTGCTGCCGCAGGTTCAGCAGGCGCTGCTTGTTGTGGTTCCATCATTCTTTGAATTTCTGCGGCTGCTTCTGGATCATCTTTTTGTAGCCAAGGAATAATTACATCCTTAGGATCACCGTCTGGGTTAGCACCAGCAGCCCCACGTAGAGCTGCTTCTAATTTATCCCAGTCGCGATGATTTGACATGCCGATGTTTTCCAACGATTCAATTGCACCAAACGCATCGTTGCCTCCAAATGTTAAACCTGTTTGTAATAGTTCAATCAGTTGTCCCAGCGTGTCAGGATTCAACGTGCCTTCTACAACAGAGTCTGCCCAAGATTCAAAATTTTCAAATCCCACTGCGGGTTTACTGTCATTGGGACTTCCGCCACTCATAGCCATTTGAACTCTTTTCACGACTTCGTCTCTATACTCTTGACGATTAGGCATATTGGACCAACCGTATTCTGCATAGTTTACAATAGTCTGTGCATCCTTAGGTGTTAGCTCTGGAAATTCCTGCATTAAGTCTTCTTTAGAATAGTGTCCGTATCTACTCCAAATTGCATTAGCATCCATTGCACCTTCGGATACCACTGCTTCTAAATCAACTGTACCTGTTTCCTGCATGATCTTATGAATCAATGGAAAATATTGTGCAAGGTTTTCTTCAAATTTATTAACTGTAAACTTTGCCTTGTAATCTTCCATAGTGGCCTGATCTAATTCAAAACCGTCGTCTTGTTGGCGAGGTTCAAAATTTTCAGCCCATGCTTCATAAAATTTTGGTTTTGCTAGACTCTTTAGAGTATTACGTAGTTCGTTTAATTTTGCATGGCTGCGTTCTAGTATTTCATTTGTTTCAGTGTTCATACTGTCGTGACGACTGGCATGTTTTCCAAAGGCTGATAATGATGCCATGTCTCTACTCATTTCAAGAATACATTCGCCTATGTCATCATAAGGAATACCGCCTTGGTGTACATGTTGTAACATTGCGCCAGCGGCTGTTGTAGAATTTATAGGCATTTTAAAACGCTCGCCTAGATGATTTTCAATAAAAATTGCATCAATTTTTCTTGATCTTGCGCCAGGTACGCTTTCGTCAACTGCTTCAGAATGACGTATTACCATTCTAGCTTTGTTCTTTTTGTTTAATGTTTTATAACTTCTAGTAGGAGTTCCATACATTTTTGCTTCGTTCATGTTATCTTCCTTGGATCCGTTTTGTGCAAGATATTGAAAGTCATTTTTATTTAAATTGCCTTTGGTAATATCTCTAGTATCAAATACCAGCATTCTGCGTTTTGCAAAATATCTCATTTCTTTTAAGAAGTCGTACCATATGCTTGTGCTAACACTGTCTACGCCTTCAGTAATTCCTTGACTGTAAAATATTTTTAACGAGCCACGTTCATTAATACTAACACTAACACGACCTAAATTTTGTTCTTCAACTGTAAAATCAAAGTCAAAAAATCTAGCTTCTCTAGGATTAGAAGTCACGGCTCCTTCTTCGTTGCCCATCTCTAGATTAGAGAATCTGCCACGAACTTTGTCAAAAACGTCTTGTGCAATTATTTCAATGATATTCATATTAGCATATTTATGCAAAACTATTGATAAAGATCGGCATGGGCAGATCAATATCGTCTAACCCTCTATCTTCAACCATACGCTCGTAGACTGCGGGATCCCAGTCTCCTAGCATGCCAACCATACGTACAGCTAGTAGTAAACTTGATACAAGATCGTCAGTTTCGTTGACTTTTGCTTCAAAACTCACGCCTTTGGCAATATATGTTTTAAGTTCGCTGATCAGCGGTTTGCTATGTATTGTAATTCGTTTTTGTTCAATTAGCTGCTTAAGTTTAGCACAGGCAGCAATTTTGCTGACGTTTGTAGTGTTAAATCCTCTACGAAATCTACGTACATGACCCTTTTTAATTGGTTCTGATAAGAACAAGCCAGGTATGCTTTCCTCGCCCATTTCGTTAATTGCCACCAGGGCTGCTTCGCCTACAGTGTTGTTCTCTACTGAGTAGTAGATCTGTCCTCTGCCTTCTGTGGCGGCACATTCGCTGTCAATATACTTGCAGATTTCTCTAAGTATTCGGACTTGTTGTTGTACTGGAGTGGTATTGTGATTCCACTCTGCTACCTGTTTGAAACTAGGTACTTCTAACACCTGTATGGCTGCGTAATCTCCACCTGTACCAAGGCTTGGGTCTAATGCAAGTATATACATTGAAGTTGGGTTTACTTTTTTGTACCAGCGTACTTGTCCCATTTTTAGTATAGGATCAACACCCTCTAAATCTGATAAGGTAATACTATTGATCAGTGTTTCGTCAAAGATTAAGAATTCACACTCATGTTCACGACGGAATCGTTCTTCACCAATGCGTGATTTTTCAGTGTCTGCCCATGCTTGATCTCGGTCAGGATGTTCACTCCAATGTGCTCTAAACGGAAAGAAACCGTTACGGCCAACGTCCTGTTCGTTGCCGTGTTCGTCAAACTTTTTATTAGCTTCTTTCCAAATTTGTGCAAACTGATCTTCGTCACTGTTAGGAGTTGAAGTGATAATTGCCTTACCACCTGTGGCCAATGTGGGCGAAATAGAAGTCCAGAATTCTGTAGCGATGTTGGGTTCAACGAATGCAAACTCATCAGCGTATAACAATGATAAAGACATACCGCGACCTGTTGTTGGTGTAGTTGTCTGTGCTACAATACGTGAACCATTGTCAAATTCAATACTTTGCTTGTTGTAACTTTTGACTCCGCAACGAATATGGTCAGGACACAATTCATATGAATAGCGTATACGACTCATAATTTCTTGAGCACCTGTATATTTGTGCGCCGCTACAAGAATTGTGCTGTCAGGTATAAACATAGCAAACCATAATAGATATCCTGCGGCAGTGGTTGTCTTACCTGTTTGACGTGGCAGCAAGTTTACATTAAACCGATGGTCGTGATAGCTGTCAATTAGACGTTTTTGATATTCAAATGCTTCGTATTTTAACTTGCCTTTTGTAGGATGTTGAATATAAAAGAAATGTTCCATAAAATAGTGGGGACCAGTAGCCGTGTCCTGACACTTCATTAGATCCTCAATATCTTGCTCTGTCCACCGTTGTGTGGTGTGAGGTTTCTTTACCAGTGTATCAAATTTGTTCGTTGCCATATGATTATTTACTGAAAAAAATAGGCTCCGGAGAGCCTATTTGGTTATACCATTTTAAATTAACGCTTTATACCAGCGGCATTTAATGCGGCTGCTCTATCGGCGTAACCTTTAACACCTGGCTTAATATCTTTAGATGCTTTACCAATGGCAGCTTTTACCTTAGGAGAAGCATCACTAGCATTAACATGTTTCATAGTAACATTAGCTTGATGACTTGCTTCATCATACTTGTTGTGCATAACTTGTGACTCGTCACTACGACCTGCGGCTGCTTTTCTTTCCATTTCTTTCTTACCGTACTTTTTGTCACCGATCCATTTAGCTAATCCAGCTGGGTTAGTAACACCCTTTTGATGACTCAATGTCTTTTCTAAATCTTTAAATTTAGATTCTTCAACAAACTTTTTGTACTCGTTCATTAGCTTAGATTCAAAAGCTGCTAGAGGATTTGAAGATTCATCTTTCTTTTCTGGGTTACCTTTTGGCATAGGACCGTCCATGCGATCACCTTGATTACCAGTATTAGGCATAAACACACCTTTCTTAGGATCGTATCTACCTGGATCTGTCGGATCGTTAGGGGTTGTGTTTGCCTTGCCAGGCACTTCCATGCCCTCATCTTCTGGCTTGTCATCACTATCAACATTAGCCTGTTGATCTGTGCGACCTTTGATAGGTTCATCGCTGGTAACTTTTACAGGCATGTCTGTTTTGATTTTAACTGCATCACCTGTACGGATTTTTTTAATTAGATCCATGATGTCGTCATCACTGGTGCCCGCACCTAGTTCTTTTGCATGATCGGCAACATCGTGATCGCCGTCACCATCTACGTCACCCATACTCTTGTTCAATGAATCAGGAGCTGCATCCATATCAGCATCTGGTTCACCTACACTGCCAAATCCTGGCAATAGGCTTGGCATGTCTGCACCCATTGTGGGCATCATTGTTTGACTTGGAACATCACCTTTGGCAAGATCCATAATGCCGCGTACCATAGAAACAATTTCATTAGCACTGCCTGCACTCATATTGATACTTGCTGGCATGCTGGGCATAGGTGCTCCCATTGTTGGCATACCGCATTCTGCAATAGCTGACTCTGTTAGAGTTTTACGACCTGATAATTTTCTAAGATCATCTAGACCTGGTTCAGGTAAGTTAAGTTGAATTTCGCGACCTTCAGCAATAACTTCAGGCTTTACTTCAACTGGCTTTGTCATAGGATTAACTACATTAGGATTACCTTGATCCAGTTCGGCCAATCTTTTCAATACGTCTATCATTTGCATATTATTTCTTCCTTGGGTCGTAGTTCGATTGTTGTATCGGACTTTTATTGTTTTGAGGGATTTCGTTGGTTGTTTTTCCATCAGCTGTGTTGGGAATAACTTCGCCTCGTGCTTCACGCATCTTTTTAAGATCTGCGGTTAATGATTTTAAAAAGTTTGCATTATATTTGTCACCATAATAGTCTTCGTGTTTAACGTTTGGTGATTCTTTATATTCGCTGTCATTTAACAAAGCACCTTCGCGTGGAGTATGCTCTGCTTGATATTCTTCACTGGGTTCTCTAGGATTACGCACCACCATATTAGCTTTGTTAACACCCATTCCTGAGCTTAGATATTCTAATAATTCTTGAGGTGTTGTTGGATAGTTTAGTGAAACTTCGTAAATGTGAACTTCTGTATTTTGAACTTGAGGGAAATCTAAAGGCAATTGTTGTATTGGTGTTTTACCAGTTTTCTTGAAATCAGCTACGCTGAAACGTTCTAATAGGCCTTTTAGTTTTGTTTCATCTTCAGAGGTACACTCTTGTGCGACTTTAATTCTAAAGTCAAATTTTCTAACTGATTCTGTAAGGTATTCTTTAAATGATCTCATAGCGGTTTTCCTATGCTTTATTTATTCATATTTTTAAGTTTTTCTAGGATGCTGTTACGGTCTGCAACGATATACCCCTCAGCTTCGATTGCGCCTTGCTCTTGATCGCCGTTCTTCTTGTCCACTGCATATTTTTTAAGTTGCAGTTCGACCATTTTTAATTTTTTATCAATTTTATTAGTTTTTGCTGTAATAGCCGCAGTTAACATACCAGTAGCAACTTCAAACATACGAGAACTGTACTTGGGTTCGACTTGCATGGCCAAATTCATTATATCGTCGTATGCAGATTCTGCTTTGGCTGCTAGTCCATCTAACTCAGCATCGCTAACATCACCTAGGCCTTTGACTCTAGGTAGTGCTGCGGAAATTTTATCAAATTGTTCTAGCTTTTCTTCTAGTGAAATTACTGGAGGTGCTTCTACCTCAGTAGCTGTTACTACAGATACTTCCTCTTGAGGTAAGTTGAAAAGTTCTTCAAGTCTCTTAGTCATAAAACTACTTATCGTTTTTTACCACCAGAGTGGTAAATATCATCCTCGCTGACTACCCTAAATTTTACACCGTATTTTTTGCACCAAGCCTGTGCTGCTTCCCATTTTGCCATATTACGTATGTAGGCTGCTTGATTGTGAGGATTTTTTCCAACTGATTCTCTAACTGCTTGATTTTTTGGTTTGATTTCTATTAGTTCTGCGTGTTTCTTTTGATTCTTGTCTACGTAGACAATTAAGAAATCTGGAACATACACAGTATTTTTTCCAGTCAGCGGATCTCTATAAGGTATCTTTACACTTTCGCTAGCCCAATGTTCAACAGCAGGATTATTATCGCAAAAGGTCATAAAAGTAAATTCCCAACTTGAACGATATGTTGGGTCAGATAAGCCTTGATATTTTTCTGGGTTCTTGGGAGTAAACTTTCCCCTAGCTGCGCCTCTCATGCTACTATATTTCTTTGAACATTATCTACCGGTGTGATTTTTTGTATGCTGCCTAACACGCTGGTCTTTAGTCTATTGTAATTTAGTATTTCAGATAGTAACTGACTAAGATCGTTTTCATCTAGTTTCTTCATGCTTTCTAACACAGTCATTGGATTGTATCCGTCGCGCCTGGCCTGTATCATAATTGTTACTGAAATAGACTCTGAAGAATCACTTGAAAATCCTCTATTTTCTAACATACCTTTCATTGCAGTTAATACATTATGATCAAACTCAATAGGTACATCATTATATTGATTAAATGCGTTATTAGTTGCATCACTTGAAGATGCTGTTACGGTTACTGGAGGTAGGTTGCTGTAAATCATACGTAAAATTGTGGAGTGTTACCTGTATTTTCTGTGTAGGTAATGTTGACCTGGGTAACTAAATCTGGATTAGAGACAACATTATAAACATCTTCTTCTGCAACTCCTAGATCAATAGTTTCAGCCGATAACGTAGAATTTGGTGTTTCAATTGCATCAGCTTCGGCAATTAGTGTACTCAACGTTTGTATATTTGTTGTTACAGAATTAAGTTGTTCTGTTAATTTATCTGGATCAGTATAATCAGCAGCATCAAGCTGACTGTATATTGAAGCAACTTGATCAGTGTCATTTGCAGCCTGTGCTGCTGCTAACTGAGGTATTAGGTTGTCTTTGATAATTTGATTGGCAGCAATTCTAGTCTCAATATCTGATTTAATTGCTGTCTGTTCAGCTTGAAGAGCAGATAGTCCTACTTTTGTAGTGGGAACAGTTGAAGGTAATAAACCTTTTAACTTGTCTCCTAACTTGTTGGCCACATTTTTAACTGTGTCAGTTACTCCGCCAATTGCTTTGGCCAATCCGTCAGCACCAGTAAGTTTTGGAATTCCAGTAGTGGCTTTTTCTCCGGGCAAAGTTGCCAGTGCCAATCCTTTAGAACTAGACCCTGACAACACATCAGTTAATTTTTGTCCTCTAGCTACTTTATCTAAAATACCAAAACCTTCAGATAAAACGCTGGCTTTAGAAACATTTTTTACGTTTCTTGCAATGTTTGAAACTCCTCGTGCAGTTTTTAATAAACCTAATGGACTAGTATTTCCCCCGCCGCCAAGTACTTCCCCAATGCCGGGTACAATGCCGCCTGGTCCAAATAAACTATTATTCCCGCCGCCAAATATACTCAATGGCCCGGGAGTGTTATCATAATGTATTGATGCAAATCCACTAGGACTATCTTGTTTGACTACTCCAGTTCCATATAACACAGTTTCATAGGCCACAGTCATTTTATTTTCTAGTCCCTTACTCTGAGATTGATCAAGTTGATCATGACTGTAATCTGTAATGATGGGATTTACTAAAATAAATGCTGTAAACTGCTTGCGGTTTAACTGATATATTTCAATTGAATTAAAAAACGGATCAGTTTGCCCGTTGTTTAGGCCAAAGGATGTACTTTCACTGATGCTTGCTCCGGGTTTTTTGTACTTCGAATCTTTGTACCCCGGAGGTATTGATAGTCCGCTGGTATTTTTTCCGTCAACAAAATAATAATTGTAATAGGCTTTCCACATACCTGTTGTTGTATTGTTATTGTCGTCGTGGAAAGTGATGTTGACTGGAGTATAATCTATTTTACTCTGTACAATAGTTTTCTTATTGTACTGATTCATAGTCTCAGTGGACATTTTATATTTAGGAAGGTCTAACATTTTAACCATCAAACCCAATTCTTGTCCGTTTCGTCCTATATACTCTTCCACAATAGGATTTCCATTCCTATTGATATTAAATTTAACATAATATAAAAATCCAACCTTGGGCGCTAGTCTAAAATAATCATCTACATAGAGTCTACTAGCGTGAGAATAGTCTTTGACGTTTGTTGATCCGCCTCCAGTAATAACTTGCCCTAAAAAATTAGTAAATGCGTTTGCCATAGCAATATTTAGTCATAAAAAAAGCCCCATTAAGGGGCTTTCTTTAATTAGGTCTATTAACCTGTAGCCAGAGAACTTAGTGTTCTTCCAACTGTTGCTCCAAGTCCTAGAGGTTGGCCAGATGGTCCTACCTGTAGTGCATTGTCATATTGTATTGTTAATGCAATTTCCATTGGCGTACTTTCTGCATAGGCTAGTTCGTTATAATTAACCTGTTGTAGGTAGCAGCCGTAGATTTCCCATGTTTCTAATACATTAGGTGCCCAATTTGCATTATCGCCGTTACCGCCGTCTAGCATTTCAATTCTTGTTAAGAACTTGTATTCAGCACCTGATGCAGCACTAGCTTGTTCAAAGAAATCAAATTGTTTCTGTAGTTGTTCGCCGACTAGTTTTGTTATGTTACCACCAACATCGTCGCGAACGCTCAATGTCATTGGTTGCCATGTGTGCTTGCCTGCATAGTTAATTTGACTATTATAAACGTGAATTACTTGATTGTCAAATTGAACTTGCGGTCTTTGTGCAGATACTACTTGTTTAGTAAGTTCGGTAGTGGGTTTTGTAACCCCAAAATTTTCTAATGATACTCTGAAGCGATACTTCAGCTTTGGCATTAGAAGACCTTGTGATGAGTTACTCTGTCCGCCACCTGGTAGCGGAACTGTAAATCTGCTTAAACTTGCAATTGCCATCTTATTTGCTCCTTGTCCTGTATATTTACCTATTATAGTCCGGCAGCAATGTCACCAGTATTTTTCAAGCGTAGAGGAATATAAATGAACTCCACTGCCTTAACTGGCTCAATAGCAATGTCTAACCATAGTTCTGAACGGTCAATTCTTGTAGGAGTGTTGTTTGTGTCATCACAGACTACTAAGAAGTCGTACAGTGCTCTTTGTCCTACTAACTCTAATAGGAAACTTTCTGTTGCTTGTTTGATTTCATTACGTGTAATTCTATCATTAGGTTCAAACAAGAATGGTTTGACTAACAATGATAGTTGTCTACGTAGGTACGCTACTAAACGTGCAACATTGATTCTATCTAATGCTGATGCGTTTCTAGCACGAGTGTATTGACCAAAGTTAACAAGACCAGCGCCTGGAATTGTTGCAATTGGATTAATCTTAACGCCTGCTAATACATCGCGTAGGCTTTGTGGTAGTGCAGTAGTTTTAAACTCGCCGTCAACTAGATAACCAACTGATGTTGCATTGTCGACTCCTCCGCGTCTTGTACCTGCTGGTGCAAACCATTGGAAGCTACGTTGATCGCTTAGTGCAATTGTACGTAACATCATGTGGCTTGGCGGAACAACAATGTAGTTGCCTAGATTGTCATTAGTATATCCACTTGGATAGAACATGGCCATGTATTCGTCATAGCTAACTGCGCCATCATCACCATTATCTAGTGCTAACAAGTTGTTGCTACCCCATGCATTTAACGCTGTGCCAGTAGGTGCTAGTCGGAATGGAGTATCACCAACTACAAACGCTGTTTGACCGCGGTCGGTGTTAAATGCAACCATATTTTGAATAGCTTCTGGATAACCTGGAGCTGCAATCAAATTAAAGATCACAGTATCGGTATCGCGGATACTTTGATTTGCATCAATAAGACCTTTTAGTCCTTCAACTACAAATCCACGTTGAGCATGACGACCAAAACTACCACGACCTACTTCATCATTAGGACTTGCAGTAACCCAACGATCTGCAGAGTATGCAGCCATATCTTCGTCGTTATATCGTGCATTATTTCCGCTGTTAGCATCAAGATTTAGGTGTGATGCTACATATTTCTTAACATTGAAACCGCTGCGGCGTAGATTCCACAACTTCATACCACGTGGATATAGTGCAGGATCAGGTGCGTCTGGATCTAGATAGTTGCTGGTCAATAGATCTGCAATATCAGCTGGTGAAGTATCAGATCCAGCGGTTCCCCAACGGGCATCTGCAAATAACCAACCGTCCGGTGTTGTTTGATCACCGGTATTCTGTAGAACCCATTTACCATCCATGCGTACATAGACATCCTGACCATACATTTCAATGTCTGCTGTAGAAATCCAAATATCATTATCAACTAATGGGTCGCCTGTGCTTTGTGTAGTAGGCTCTGCACTAGCTACAATCGGACCAGCTGGATCGGTTAGAGGATAAACATCTCTATAGCCTTTCCATGTAGTTCCATTGTGAACCATAATATCGACTTCGTCGACTACAGAACTATACCATAATTGTCCGTCAGCTGGATCGGTGTAAGGCTGTTCTGCCTTTGCTTCAAATACCAAAGGTTTCCAATTTGATGCTTGGAATGTGATATCTCTTGGATCGTATCCGGCTTTTATATATAAATTCTTCGTACCAGTTTCGACTCCAGTTTCTGCGTCTCTGCTCCATGCTGAGAATCCTAAGAAACTAGTCAACGGTGTGTTTGTTCCGTTTTTAAGATTAAACTGGCCGCCTCGGCTATGTTGGATAGTTAAACTAGTCGGTGTTGAACCATTGTAAGTTGCAGCAGATGCAGTTACAAAAGTCAAACTAGTTGAACTGTTAATTTTTTGTATAACACTGGCAACAGTATCCCCAAGATTTAGAGTAATAGTTGCAGTTGCACTGTAGTTTGCAACACCGTTAGTAGATGTAGTTAATCCTTCAGTGATACTAAATGTTGCAGTAGAAGCAATAGTAGCAGTTGTTGCTACAGAAGTAATTTTTGTTGCTCCTGTGGCATTTCTACGCCATGCATTGAATACTACTAGTTGAGGACTTGATGTAGTGCCAACTCCCATTCCTGCATTGCTCTGAATAATAATTTTTCCAACTGCAATATCACCGGTGCTGCTTAAATCATTTGTAGCAGCCTGTAGTTCGTCATAGATAGCTACACTTTGTAATGTAAATTCAGCAGATGCCGAACTGTACAATTTAACGTACCAGTCAGCACCATTATTTGGTGTAGTTGTTTTAACATATACAGATCCAGTTGGATTTGTTGAAAAGTCTGGATATTTGTAGTGAGGTCCTTGGAATAAAGCAACGTTAGCTGATGTACCTGCAGAAATTCCAATGGCATCTAACATAGCAGTAAGACCAGTACCAGCGGCAATTGTTATTTTTCCGTCGGCAGTAGTGCCGTTAGATTTAGCAGTTGCATCAGCATATAATTCTAAATAACCGCCGCTGTTAACTTTTGCACCAACACCGCGTTGGTACATTTGTGCATTAATACTAGATGCCATTGATGTAATATTAACACCACTTAATGTAATAGTTTGACCATTAATTATTAATGTGTTTCCGTTGTAACCAGTTAGATTAGGGCTAGATTTAGTAGCTGTTACTAATGGGTGGCTGGTTTGCCAGCAGGTGCTTGAGAATGTGCTAGTAGCATTGAAAGAAGTTTCAACGTTGCTACCAACTATAACCCATATACCGTTAGAGTTTTTATACCACACGCCCATGGAATTTTGACTAGTTGCAATAATAGCATAATCACCGGAGCTACCGTAACTCGGTGCTGGGGCTTGACCCAGACCGCTAACTGTAGCAGTTGCAAAATTGTCGTTATTAATAACTAGCAATGTTTTATTTGTAAATGCAGCGTCAGTTTTATTCCACTCAAACACGCCCCATTTTGTACTTGCGGTATCAAGCCAGTATGTTCCGCCAACTGGGTCGCCAACTGGTACACTAGCACTTGGTGAAAGGGCAGCTAAGTCCATGTCTGCACGAACAACATAGGCTCTTGAACTTACACCCAACACGCTGTAGGCAGCTTGTAGTCCGTATTCGTTTAATTCTCCGCCATGTACAGGATTACTACTGGCATCAGTGTAGAACAATGGAGTTCCAAATGTGTCAGTTAGATCGCGTTGGCTAGTTATCAAATAAACTTTACCGGCATTAGCAGGATCTGTTCCTACTGCTAAACCTGTTCCGCTGGCGTTTTGCTTGTTGGCAGCGGATGCAACAAAAATCATTGGTACTGTAGAAGGCGCTGCTGGTAAGTAAAAACTTTCATCGATTACGCTGACTTGTACACCTGGTGAACTTAATGCCATCTTGTTATCTCCCATAAATGGTTTCTTCTTGTATATTTAGTGAGAATGGTTAAAAAATCTCGGCTTAAATACGGTATAAAAGGGATTAAAAAGGGCGGTGTATGAGAGATCTATGTAAAAAATGTCAGCGTAGACCTGTTGCTATCAATTACAAAAAAGCAGATAGGGTATTTTACAGATCAATATGCGATCACTGTGCAAAAGACTTTAAAACAAATCGTCCTAGTTGGATAAACACAGGATACAAAAAGAAAACTGTATGTGATAGATGCGGGTTTAAATCAGAGGACACTAATCAATTGGACGTTTATCACATAGACGGCGATGTTAAAAATTGTAGATACGAGAATCTAAAAACCGTCTGTGCAAACTGTCAACGATTATTACACAAACTTAAACTTCCTTGGAAGCGGGGAGATCTGACACCAGATTTTTAATCTGTTGAAACATGTTGTCGATAGTAGTGTCATTGTTCACAGTATGATCAATATTGCCTCCTACCCAAGCTGTTTCACTGGTGTGTATACCCAGCCGTTCTAATTTTGATATGCTCAAAGACCATGTAGAGTTACCGTCAGGCCCGTGATTTGCTGATAATGCAGCATCATACCAATCGGGGTCAACGCCTCGCTTGATACGTACTACCAAGCCCCCAGCACTGTGAATAGCTTTAATTTCGTTGGGAAAACGGACATCGCTAATAACAATGTTGTCTCTAGTTTTTCGCATTTTATTTTCTAAACTAGCAATCCAAATGTCATCGTGAAAGCCTTGGCGGCAAACTTCAGTGCCCCATTGTTGCAACACCCATCGAGGAGTAAGTTCAGGTATGCCAAGACGTTCGCTCCACCATAGATCGATCTGTTCTCTCCATTCACGAGCTTCTGCTGTACGGCCTTCTAGCAAGGTTCTGTCCCAGCCAAATACCTGTGCTACAGCATCTTTTAGTGTGTTAGCAAATGAGTCACGTCTAAAACCGTGACAGTTAACTAGATAGTCTGCAGCCGTGTCTTTGCCGCTGCCAATAAATCCAACAAAACCAATAATCATAGAGCCCCCTAATGCCACTATAATTTATTACATTTACGTTACGATGTCAAATTTTTATTAGCCGATTACAAAAGACATTGGAGTTTGATTGTCTTTATAGTTGATTAGATCTAGTTCTAATTGTTCCATTTCAGCTTTGCCTTCAGCTTTAAGAGCTGTACCGTTCAGCTGTGTGCCGCCTTGCGGACTAGCAATAGTAGCAAATTTTTCACGGGCCTCTCCCAGCATTACTTTACAGTTAGCTAGAGCATAGTCTTTAACCCATATTCCGGAATAAGTGTCTTGGAACAATGCAAAATCAGGTTTTTGATTGTACATCCAAAGTAGGACATTTTCTTCACCGCGTGGCCGTTGAGTAATTCTTAGACGTTTATATGTAGGATTCCAGTCAAAATTAATGTAGGAGCCAAACATTTTACCAACTTCTTTTTGGTAGCTAGAGAACATATAATATGTTGACAAGCCGCCCATGTTGGTGCTGGCCAGCAAATAAGTGTTAGAGTAGGCTAAGTTGAACGGTTCAAACAATGTGCCACCATCCCCGCCGCCTGTACGTGAACCAATACTGCGTCTAAAAACTTGTCTAACTTGTATTACTTCAGGAGCTAGGGTGTATTCATTAACGTCAGTTTGTAGGGTTAAGAATCCAAAACTTTCTTCTACAGCGTTACTACTGCGTTGACGATACTTCATTAGGGAACGGTCAATTGCGGTATTGTAGTGGATAGGATCCAACTCTACATCGATCATTCCGTCGCCTAGCATAGCACGGATATAGCCGACTACTTTTTCTTTTTCTGTTTCAAGTTCGCTCATACAGATATTTAGCCATAAATATACAACTATGCCAAGACTATCTCTTTACCGCCCAGAAAAGGGCAACGATTTCCGCTTGCTCGACCGTGTTATTAACGAGCAGTTTCAAGTGGGCGGAACTGATATTGTTGTACACAAATATCTAGGACCACAAGATCCAGATGCTGCCGATGCTTCGCCTTCTACTCCTGTGAATGGCAATGCTATTGCTGAATTAGGAATTCAAGATGTATTATTCATGGAAAATAGAGATAGAAAATATGACAAAGATGTGTATGTTACTCGTGGAATTTATACCATGCAGGACATTGATTTTAATCTAAGTCAATTTGGATTCTTTCTAACTAATGACAATATTATGATCACGTTTCACTTACGTGCTACTGTAGATCTTCTTGGTAGAAAATTAATGAGCGGTGATGTTTTAGAATTGCCCCACTTGAAAGACGAGTATGCTCTAGGCGATGACATGGTGGCTCTAAAACGTTTCTATGTAATTACAGATGTTACTCGTGCTGCTACAGGTTATAGTCAAACATGGTATCCTCATTTACTTCGTGTCAAATGTGAACCGTTAGTTGACAGCCAAGAATTTAAACAAATCTTGGATCAGGATGCGGGTGACGGCACTAATACTTTACGCGATGTTATGTCAATGTACAATAAGAACATTGAAATTAATAATCAAATTATTGCACAGGCAGAAGAAGACGCCAATGTCAGCGGATATGACACTACACAATTCTATGTATTACCAACTAAAGAAGATGGATTATTAAGTATTCTTGATGCTAGTATTGCCGACCGTGATGCCAGTGAAGACGATCATGTTGCCGACGCTTCCAGTGTATTCTTAGCTCCTGATAAAGATGTATATATTACACCAGTACCGGATGGTGGTGACGGAATACCGCCAAATGGTGCACCGTATAGTTTTGGAATTTCATTTCCGTCCGGACCTTCGGCAGGTACATATCACTTAAGAACAGATTACCTACCTAATAGATTGTTTAGATATAACGGAAGTACTTGGATTTATATTGAAAGCAATATAAGGATGACTATGACTAATAAGCCAGTAAATGGTATTCCAGTTGATGATTCATTATCCAGACATAACTTGGTAGGTAGTTTTATTAATAACAATAACACTGCCACTGTTGCAGGGAAAATTATTGAAGAAAGACAGAGTCTAAGCAAGGCTCTAAAGAAACAAAAACCTCAGGCAGATATGTAAATGAAAAAATTTGAGAAATATATGGACGATTTTGAAAATTATAAAAGATATACATTTAAATGTAAATGTGGTTGTCCCCAACATTGCGGCCATAGTTGTTTAGATTGTGACTATTGTTCAGACTGCGAATGTGAGACTTGCGTCAATCAACAAGAACAGGAAAACAAATAATGGAACACTTCTATGATGGCCAAATACGTCGTTACCTAACACAGTTTATGAGATTAATGAGTAATTTTACCTACAAAGATGCTCGTGGAAATCTTACACAAATACCTGTTCGGTATGGAGATATGACTAGACAAGTTGCTGGGGTGATGAAAAAGAACAGTGAGAACGTTTTAAATTCTGCACCATTTATTGCCTGTTATATTAAAAGTTTAGACTTTGCTCGTGATCGATTACAAGATCCCACATACATTGGCAAGATGCATATCAGAGAAAGACAGTACGGATATATTGATGAAAATCCAGAAAGCCCTACCTATGGTCAAACTATAGAAGGGTACGCTAACTCACAGGGAGAGAATTACACTGTTGAACGACTGATGCCAAGTCCTTACAATTTAACCTTCTGTGCAGATGTGTGGTCAACAAATACAGATCAAAAATTACAGATATTAGAGCAGATATTAGTGTTATTTAGACCTGCAATGGAGATTCAAACCACAAACAACTATATTGATTGGACCAGTTTGAGTTATGTTGAGTTAACAGGTACTACCTGGAGTAGTAGACAGATTCCGCAGGGAACAGAAAATGATATTGATATTAGCAATCTAACATTTATTACTCCTATATGGATCAGTCCTCCTGCTAAAGTTAAAAAACTAGGCATTATCACTAAGATCATTGCCAACGTGTTTACTGAACCTACTGGTACTATTGGTTCTGGTCAGTTAAGTTTCAGTAATCCTGTATCACCTGTTGTGGTCACTCCAGGTAATTTTTCAGTGTTAATGACTAATAATACTGCAAAACTAATGGCGGCAGGTGAAAATCTAGCAGTTGACGATTTAGAAAATGTTCAAGTCAAAGCAGGTGTTAAAATAAACTGGCGTGTGCTAGTAGATCTGTATCCTGGAAAATTTAGAGCAGGATTAAGTCACATTGAATTGACCAAGCCGGACGGAAATCGCATTGTAGGTTATCTAAGTATTAATCCTTTAGACGAAGGTGACATGGATTTGTTTAATGTACAGTATGACAGTGAAACATTATTGAATACAGATATCACTGATTTAACTTCAACGTATACTAGGGGCACAGTCAATGCCATTGTAAATCCGTTGACTTATAATCCAGGTACTCCAAGCATTGATACTCGTTATCTAATATTAGAAGATATATCAAGCAACGATGTTGACGGTCCTGATGCATGGCAAAACAGTGACAACAGTGATGTTGTTGCTTCAGCTAACGATATTATTCAATGGGACGGCGCCAAATGGAATGTTATTTTCAATTCCGCAGAAGTCACGGACATTGTCTATATAACTAATTCATATACAGGCACACAATACAAATGGGACGGCGAACAATGGTCTAAGAGTATTGATGGCATGTACTATCCAGGAGAATGGAGATTAGTTCTGTAACAGATATCATATGTAGTGGCGGATTATTTGTTGCCCGCGATACTAAAAGATTTTTATTTTTGCTGCGTAATCAAGGCAAGACTGCAGGGTCTTGGGGTATTGTAGGCGGCAAAAAAGAAGAAACAGATTCAACTGTTTATGCTGCACTAATGAGAGAAGTGCAGGAAGAAGTAGGAAAAACTCCTAGTATTAAAAAATCTATACCATTAGAATTATTCACCAGTGAAGATCAAAGATTTCAATTTAACACCTATGTGTTGGTTGTTGAAAAAGAATTTATTCCTACTCTAAATTCTGAACATGTAGGTTATGCTTGGTGTGATTTAAATCAATGGCCTAAACCTTTACATCAAGGTGTTAAGCGTAGTCTTTCAAATAGAACTAATAGAACAAAAATTGAATTGCTATTAGATATTATTCAATAATTACCAAGGTTTGTTTAATGTGACAGATACAGGTGTTATCTGTTGTTCTATTTGTCGAGCAAGATTATCTTTATAATCGCCCAAAACTTCTTCGCCCATAGAAGCTTCTACCCATTCTAAAACTTGCTGCGAAGTTAAATGGTTAAAAGGAATATAATTATCTGGATTAGGTTCTGAAAGACCAACAGTTCCAAACACTTGAGCGCCATGGCCTTCGCCGTCAGTTGCAGATAGGATAAACTCAATACCATGTACTACATTAGCAAGGCCATTAAGAGTAGGGTGTGCTAAAAATCTTGGAAATTCCCATGTATATGTAATCATAATATTATTTATCTCCATCTAGGGCCTTCGTACCACCCTGCTAAACTATGCCTAACGCCCTTCGTAACTGGTGTTATTTCGTGAAAAATAATGCTAGGAAATACACAGAGTGTACCTCTTGCTTGCATGTTTGCCCCATCAGGGTGTAAAGCAACATCGAAAAATTTTAATTCGCCGCCCTGATATGTAGTAGGATCTGATAGCTGTACTGTAAAACTTAGTTTCCTATGTGTATTGTTAGGCGACATTAAGAATACATCTTGATGCCGTTTATAGCAGCCTTGATTTGACTCGTTGTAAGAGGCAAACTGTATTCCAGGTAAAAAATCATAGGCAATATTAAACCATTCTCTGTTTATGTTTGCCACTGCTTGATCTACTTTGTCAAAAAGATAATGCCAATCTTGATTTTTTAATATAGGACGTATTGTACTTCTACGCCATTGATTATCAACTGAACCGGTATCGCCAACAACACCGTCAAATGCGGTAATTTTTTCTGCTTGAGAAATTATAAAGTCACATTCGTCGGGAGTAAAATACCCTTTGATATACGACCATTCGCCGTTCATTTATATTAACTGTTGTTTTGTCGAGCTTCAACCGCAGCAATTTGATCTGTGATAGTGTCAGTTAAGTTAGACTCTAAGAAACTCACAGTGGTAGTTTCTGGCATTAGATCATTTTCTATCATTGTTTTAGGAACTTTAGCAGTTACCCAATCGATGATTTGCTGTTTTGTTACCTGGGATGCAGGAACAAAGTCTGTAGAAATGTTATTGATATCTAAATCCACAACACCTATTTGACTTTTTGAGGTTCCTGTATCGTTTGTTGCAGTGCATTTCCAGACAACACGAGAAACTACTTTTTCGTTACCGTTATGGGAATCAAGTATTGTTACATTTTCAATGTCCCATGTGTAGGTTGTTGCCATAATTTATCCTTGTTTATTCTTTACCAGGACCCATTGCAGTGAATCCATTAGATTGTTGCTGCTCTTGTATTTGAGGGGCAACCTGTTGACGAATTTTATCAACAACTTGGAATGATTGCTCGTAGGGTAATTTACCTAGGCCGCCCATTACTAAGTTTAATTCGTTAAGATCTAGTTCTAAATGTAGTTTGTTATTCATAGAATACTCCGTTATATGAGATTATTTATATACGTAGTTAATACCTTAAAAATTAAGGAGTATTTGCTGGTTGAGGAGTTCCGACAACTCCTTTTGTTGGATCCCAAGGAAGAGGTTGTTCTACAATAGCAGACGCATTTAAACTTTTTAATATCTGTGCATTTACATGCCGTTCGTAATCGCCAACAACTACCGCTTTAATCCATCCTAGTACAATTTCCTCAGTTAGTTCGTTAAACGGAACAAAGTCTGCTGGATCAACATTGGCTGCGGTAAAAGGAGTTGCGCCAGAAAACTCGCCAGTGTTTCCGTTTTCGTCAGTGCCAGTTTTTTTCCAATAAGTTTGAATTACAGAATTTTGATGTTGTCCTTCTGTAGTTGTCTTAATTCCCGTAACGGTCCATGTGTAGTTAATAGCCATATTTTCTCCAAACGTTTCCTATATTTATTTTATGCTTCTGTAGCACCTTGCCATTTACTCAATGTTTTTAAATGTGCATAGGCTTGATCTAATATACTATCGCTACTATTAATATCGATTGTAAAATTTAAATTCTGATCAGTTGATCGCTCTCCTTCAAACAATGAAGGTGCATCAGTAGGATTAACAGATATTGCTGCAATTGGTGGTTTGCCTGCGTCTCTAGCTGCTTTATCTAGATAGATAGCTACGGCAATACGTCCGTACCAACCTGCTTTCCATGCATGGTCTGGTGCATTTTCTGGGCGGGCGCCTGCTGGGTCAATATCATCGCTGGGTCGCTTAACAGTATCAACCTTGGTGATAATGTGATAAGCGTTAGGAGCTGTTAGTCCGTTTTTTAATTCATATGCTTTGACTAATGCCATTATTATTTTCCTTTTAACTGCTGTCTCAATTCATCAATTTCTCGTTTAAGGTCTTTAACTGCCTGTACAAGATATGGAGTAATTTTATCATAATTAATGGTTAGATAATCTTTGATTTCTTCCCCGTCAATTATGTGTTTTTTACCAACTTTGTTAACTTTTACTGCTACAGGCAAGACTGCTTGAGTTTCCTGAGCAATCATACTTACCTCTTCTTGCCCGCCATATACAGCATCTTGAGTAACATATTCAGCTTCTTTTTTCCAGGTAAATCTAGAAGGTACTAATCTATCAATTAGTGCTAGTCCTTCTCCGGAATCCAGTGCTCGAATATTTTCTTTTAGTCTTCGGTCTGACCAATAAGCAGTAACTTCACCTGGGAAGTAGCCGTTACCACCAGTGACATAGAATCTCCAACCCTGAGCATTTCTATGGAAACCGTAGCTATCATCGTTCATCATTAGACTGGTGTGACCGTTGAATTCAATGCCGCCCCATCCGTTTCTAGTGCCGTCACTGCGCCATGAACCATAGCTGGCATTGTTTGGATACCAATGAGCACCGTTGGTATCACTATAAAATCCAGTGGTATTGGTGTACATCCAAACATATTTGTACAGATAGTTACTGCCGCCGTTGACCTGAAACAACAGCGAACTCATATCGTAATCGCTGTAGAAACGCATGCCTTCGTAGCTGGGGTTGGCACCAAATTTAAGACCAGTGTGGTTGGCAATTCTCAAATCTGGGTACGGGCTAGTCCATCCGCCTGTTTCCTGATAGATGGCATATGGCTGTGTTGCTATACCACTGTTACCACCTTGATATTTGTTGTTTAATAGACCAAAATTAAGCTGGTTTGAAGTTTCTACATTGATGTTACCAGTGCTAGCCGGGTCACTGTAATATGCTGTGTTAGCTCTATCATAGTAGATGTTGGCTCGTGCATCATCCAAATAGGTAATACGATACAGTTCCATGTTGGCATTGCCGTATTCAATACGTACCTGCCAGTTACCTGAACTGTTTAACAATCCAAAACCGTTAGCATCCCAATAACCGAGATAGCCTTTTAGGGTAGCTTCGTATGTTGCATAGGCTGCGATACCTCCATAGGCATTGCCAGCTGAATGCATTTTCCAGTATCCGCTGTTTGAATACCACTCAGCACCGGATGCAGTATTACGCAGACCTTTACCGCTGGTATCGTTACGGAACCAACCGTCGTTGTAGACTTCGCCTCGAATATCAAGATCAAGCATTACACTTGAAGTAGCAGGGTCAGTATAATAAGCAGTGTTATTGGTGTCGTAGAATATTGGTGATCTTGAAGATGTTAGTGCGGTAAAATTACCGGCGTCATCGCCCCAGTAAGATCTAGTACCAGCACTATTGTACCAATCCCAACCTCCAGTACCAAAATTTCTTGTACGATTTACACCAGCATCTTGTATAGTACTAGTATAATTTGTACTGTCACCTATGTTAAATCCTGTACCCCAGCCTACACCAGTAGCACCGCCGCCGTAGACGTTAAGTATACCGCTGGAAATCACAGTGGCGCTGGCAAGATTCAATGATGCCATAATAGATCTACCGGCTGGATTTGCATAATAGCCAGTATCGTCTGAATCATAGAATAACGGAGCACGATGACTTAAATTACTCCAGGCAATGCCGGTGTTGTCCCAACGCATATTCCAGTTTTGCTGAGAAATAACACTACCGTAACCTATACGCCAATCATTGGCAGCATAGTTCCACATTAAACCATAATAGACACTATTATTGGCCATTGCAAAGCCACCGTTATTATTAGTTCCTGCTGCAACAAAACTATAGCCAGCTGCTACAGTAAGATTTCCTGTGATAGTACTACTGGTGCTTGCAGACAATGTATAGCCAGTAAAGTTACCTGCGTGTAGAATAATATTACCGTTGATTCTTACATTGTCACCTGAACCGCCAACATCTAGATAATTATTTTGACTTCTTAGTCGTAGTCCGTAGCCGCCGGACAGTTGCATCATTGTGTTTAAACTGTCCCAACCTATAACGTTTGATGTGCCTAGTCCGTAAGTTGGTGAGTTTGCGGTTAACTGAGCAAAGTCACTTGACTGTACATAAGTTCTAGGAATATAACTGTTGGTTGCTAGTCTAACTGTGCCGTTTACATCGAGATAATATGCAGGAACGGTTTGATTAATACCTACGTAGCCGTTGATTGGGTCAATGGCCATTCTTTCAACAGGAATATTAGTACCTGTATTCGTAGATCCAGTACCTGGTTTTGTAGCAAAGACCAAATAACTACGCTCTGAACCAGATACGTCATATAATCTCAAACCAACCCATGCATGTGGTGCAACGTTATTAGTTCCGCTGTCACTGTTTAATGTGCCACCACTGTAGTTTAAGTTATGATTAAACGCAATACCTGCATAATAACTACCAGCTGTGGTAATACGCTGTGTAGCAGGTCCAACCTGCATAGCCCAGGTGCCTGTGTTAATTTCAGATGCGCCGCGCCCGCTAGAATGGAACATGTGGCTTCCGCCTCGGAAGTCTAGTGGTGCTGTATAGTATGAACTTACATAGCCAGGACCGTTGGTCAGTTGACTTAGGTTAGTTAAGTTATTGCTAGTCCAAACTTTGAAAGGTGTTATTGACACTTTCTTAGTAGCAGGACATGCAGCTTCAGTTACTGCCCATTGTCTATAAGCAATACCTAAACTATCGCTGACATAGCTCACAGAAAAACGAATGTAGTACGCATTACTGCTCATGTGTATTACAATGTTATTGCTGGCGTTTAGTGCTAGACTAACTGTGCCAGGATCCCAACCTGTATAATAACATTTATATCCAGTAAATGCACCTGTACTGGCATTCTGTGGAGTAAAGTGATAGACTAGTTCTATGTTTATTGGCTCACTGTCACCGTTGGCATAACCTTCGATGATAATCTTAGGCATATGAAACTGTGTAGCAGGAATATTAGTGGTAATTAGATAACCTGTTACAGGTGTTGCACTGCCGCTGTAGTTACCAGCGTTGATCATATTCAAGCCACTAAAGTAACCATAGGTACTGTTTACGGTATTAAATTGAACGTCACCGTTGGCTAGTGCAAAACCAGGGTTAGTAAGTTGATTTAAGTTTGTTAAATTTCCTGCATGCCATACTACGTTAGCGCCAACATACGGATTATAACCAAATGTAGTACGACCTGTGCTGGCGCTGATATCAAAGGCAGCATCTGCTCTTGCAGCAACACCTCCAGTAAATCCGTTCTTTAATACAGCAAATGCATCGCTATAAGTTACTGTGGCTAATTTTCCAACTGTCCATGCTGTTTGATCGTTGGCTACTACAGGGAACGACACTGAAGATACCGTATCAACACTGCTAGGATTAACTCGTATACCTTGACTCCAGCTACTACCGCTTGGATTGATAATCAGTGTTGGCGTAGTACCAGCACCGCCCGATAAACTACTACCAGCTAGTGACCAATAGGCATAATTGTTAATACTGCCGCCGGAGCCGGTCCAAGATGTTCCTGTGCCAAAATATATTGTTGCATTTGACCCTTGAATTACTGCTGGCCTTGCTGCACCGGCTCCGTCTTGATTACCAATTAAGATATTCTGTGCGCCACTTCCTGCTGTAACACGTAGATAATTGATAAATGCGCCGCCGCCTGAAACATCTAAAGTTTCTACAGGTGCTGTTGTTCCACCAACACGTACTTTACCACCACCACCTGCAACTACAACATTGCCTGTATGATAGTATTGTAAGCCAACAAGGCCTGTGTTGTCTTTTGAGTCAACAACAATGTCGCCTTGTCCGTAACCTTTGATGTTGGCAGTAGATGCTGCTCGATCAAGGTAAAGTATATCAGTTCGTTGATCTGTAATATCGTAGATACTAGCTGAACAGATATACCATGTTAATGGAGTGCCTGCACTAGGTGTTGGGCTACCAGATAGATAGAATAAATGCGTAGTGCTAAAAGTGCCTGTATCGCCACAGATTACTACGTAAACATATTCTTCCCACTTGCCTGTTCCAACGTTATTTGTACACCAGTATCCTTGATAGTTTGTACCTGCGGCATTGGTTGCAAAATTAATAGTGTAGCCGACTGCTAGTTGTGCTTTAAATCTTGCAACAATTATAGCATTAGCACGAGTGGCCGCGCCAAATCTAAATCCGCCAAAGCCCGGACTGGTTGTTGTACCGTTGTGTACAATCTGTAAAACAAAACCGGATGTTGTAGGAGTTCCACTAGGACTTGCTACACGACTTAAGGTAACGTTAGTACCGCCAGAATTATTATACGCTGTAATACCGTTAGTACCTGCA